CTTTAGTAATTTCTCCTATGTCTCCTGTGTGAAGCCATCCATCTATGATGATATCTTTTGTTTCTTTACTCGCACTATTATCCACTCCCTTAAAAGATACCATCTTATAAAGGGTCGGTTTCTTAATAACAGTCTTAGGTTTATCCATTACTTATGAATAGCTGGATGTATTGGAACAAATACTTGTGCAGGGGAGGATCCACCTCCTCCTCCTCCACTATTTATTGGCACTGGTACAGATACAGGAACGATCTGCGACATTACAGACATTTGCTCTAATTCTTTTTGTTGTTGTGCACCCATTTGAATCTTACCAGTATTATCTGTGCTGCTACTTGCTGTTGGAGGAGGTGTAAGAGGACGTTGAAGCATAGTAATACCCTCATCAAATGCATCCTTTACTAGTGATGCTATGCCTCTCAAAATTCCTTTTTTTGCTTTTGGTTTTGTATCTTCTTTAGTTTCTATTTCTGAATCTGATTCCTCATTTGATGATTTCATTACAGGCTCAGGAATAGTTGTTGGTTTAGCACTAGATTCTGGTAAATCAACTTGATCTGCAAATGCTTTTTTCAATGCGTCATAGAATTTAGTGCTCTTTGTGCCAAATCCATCTTCAGATACCTCACCTGACTGTAACCATTTTAATGCAGCATTCCACCCTGTGTTGTGTGCATAACCCAAGATTGCCATCTGATCCAACTTAGGTCTATCAATAAACTCTTTATTTGGAGCTAAGTATGACATATTTGCAGCAGTATATCCTGCAAGTATATTCTCCTGTAGTTGTGCATTCCTTCTGAATATCATTCTCATTGGAAGATTATGACCAGGATCTTTGATACCAAACATCCTTGCACCATCAGTCTTTGCCATGGCACCAATTTGATATCTACCATCATATTTTCCTTCAGTGCCACCTATTGCAAGATAGTTATCACTAGATTCAATGCCAGCTAGTGTATTTCTATAAGTATCCCATACACTTGCATCTACACCTAACTTTGCTTTTACAAAGTCATATGGGACTTTTACATTACCACCTAAATCTTTCTCTTCCGTTGGTACATCATTTCTTTCTAGTTTCGCTACTGCTTTTTTAAGGACAGCTATCATACCTGTTGCAAAGAAAACTAATGTCTTTTTAAGAGCAAATCTAAATATTCCACCTGCAGCATACTCTTCTGGTTTTGCTACACTTGGTTTCTGTAATACGATCTTAGGTGCTACTAAGTTTTCATCTGCTTTTCCTGTAATAACTTCAGCATCGAAAAATTTTCCAAAATATTTTCCACCCTTAGCAAACTTATCAAGATCTGGTTGCTCTTCTGATCCTTTTGCATTTGCTACCTGATTTAGATCTACGTCTTTGCCAGGATCCTTACGTCTTATGACATCCCATGCAAATCCTATAGGATTTATAGTAAATGCGACAATATTCTTAATTAAATTGAAGGTAAACGACAATACTCTAAAGACTGTCTTAATAGCACCACCCAATACGAGACCCACAAACTTCATAATAGGAGTGATTGCCTTCGCGATAGTGCTAACAATATTACCCAATGCACTGAAGAATGTGCCAAGTAACTCTTTCATTGGCTCAATTACTGGCATAAGTGGTGCTAAGAATATATCTTTCATCATGCCAAATGTTCTTGCTATAGGCTCAAAGATAGGTTGGACAATAGGTCCTATCTTACTACCAATAAATCCACCTAAAAAGTCACCAATAGCACCACCTATCATAGGTCCGAAAGGTCCTAGGAATGGTAACAATGCACCACCTGCTGCTGCTCCTGCTATACCACCGACTGCTTTACCTACACCTGCTCCTACTGCTGTACCTGCTGCCTCTCCTTCTTGATCTCCTGCAAATGCTCTTGATAGTCCACCTATTGCAGATGTAGCACCTGCCAACATAGTAGCACCACCACCAGGTATCCTTCCTTTTAGTCCTTTGAATGCATTACCCATACGTCGCATTCCACCCATTCTCATTCCACCTATCTTAGATCCTGGTCTAATTCTACTCTCAAATGCTTTTATACCACCAGGTTGTCTCCTAGCAGCTTTACGCATTGTGTTATATTCTTGCTTTGTATAATATTTTCCAGTCTTCTTATCATAATATCCACTTTTTACTCTCTGTGTCGCTTGGTTAGCACCTTCTTCAGCTTGCTTAGCATCACCAAAAATATCTTTTAATTTATTAACATCACCAAATAGTTTCCATGGCATAAGAAGGTATTGTGCACCCTTAAGAGCTGCAAGACCCACTAAAAACTGCAGACCACCAGTAAAGAATCTGAATGTCCTTTGTATTTTATTTTCACCAGGCACGCCAGTCCCAAACATGTTAACCATGCCATTGAAGACCTTACCTATACCAAAACTAGCAATCTTATATGAAAACGTTACCAGTGATGCAACTACTTTGAATACAGTTTTAATTGCTTCTCCATTCTTCTGCATCCATGTAAGACCACCAAATACAGCAAATGCTCCAAATAAAGTGCCAAAGAGACCACCAATCCTCTCAAGCATTTTTTTGAAAGGAGCTAATACCTCTTTAGTCCTCTTCTCTTGTATTTGTTTCTTCTCTTTAGCAAGTTTATTTGCTAATTTTGCAGAGTCCTCACGTTTCTGTTTAAATTTTGCTCTTTTTTCTTGCACTATTAACCGAGCTGCAAGTAATTTCTTTTCTTTTTGTTTCGCTAGGTTATATGCCTTATCTCTTTCTGCTGTCTCGATTATAAAACTTTTTTGAAACTCAAGTAATGTTAGTGATGACTCGAATGATTTACCTATACTAGTGGTTGTCTTACCAAGTCTGTTCACGCTCATTCTAAGTCCATTCATATTTCGACCTACAGAGGTCGTGGACTTAAATGCTTTAACTCTTACAAATGAGCGAATTGCTGACATTAGAGATTGACTCGATTCCTGTTATTTTCTGCTGCACGTCGTCTCTCTTCCTCTTGAAGAAAAGCGAGTAACAAATTAACATAGACATCACGCTCCCAAGGGATCATATTCTCTAACTCAGTTAAGGAATATTTGTGATGCTGCATCAAAGCAAAATTAGTCTTGTATAAATTTTCAAGACTATCATGCAACAGACCTATGCGAAAAAAGCTGCTAATCCCTCAAATGTTATATCATTATCTTTTTTGGTTTTAGGGTTTCGCACAGTCATAGTGTATGTGAGTTTTGGAATAGTCTCAAAGAATGTCTGGATCTTAGCGAATTGGTCTGAATTTAGACTTTCTAGAAAATCCACTGCTTCTTTCTTGGTGAAACTATCGTAAACTTCATCACCATCAAAAGCTTGAGCAATACATCCTGCTGCTAATTGAAAAACATCATCAATGGTTTGCTCTCCTTCTGTCATATTTTGTTGGACGAATATGTCAAGTGAAGGATACTTCATGACAACACCAACATCATCAGTAAACATAATTTTAGGATCATGTTCTTCAGGTACATCAAGCTCAACTTGATCTAGTGGGACTTTTACGTCTACCTGTGTAACTTCATCGTCAGGGCAGGTTACCTTAAATTCGCTGACCTCGCCGACCGCTTTCGAGCGGATTTTGAGGAAAACATACTCAATTTCAAACGTCGCAAGTTTTTCAACTTGTTTATCAGTAAGTGATGTACAGTTTTTGATAATTGTCTTGACTGCTTTAACCATCTCCTTCTCATTCTTCGATTCCATTGCGAGGTAGAGGAGTTTCTCTTCTTTAACAAGGAATGGGCGGTAAGATAATTTCTTACCTGTAAGAGGGATTTCAAGGTCATGCTCAGGTAACGCAAGTTTGGGTAAGGGCATAATATACTCAAATTGTAACTATATTTAGAGACCAATTCCGACAAAATTCTCGAGACTGGAATCTATACTAAGTGAGGTTAACACATCATTGTTGTCAACTGGAATAGTGACATCCTTAAGTGCACCTTTAAACATCTTAGCATTATTAGGTGTATCCATACGGTATCTTTCATAATAGAAAGATATATCTAATTTAATTAGATCAGTAGGTCCATTATTTAGCGTGATTGCAGACATGTCAAATGGGAATGCACCATACATTGTCCAACATGCAGACACACCGTTAAATCTACGCAAAAATGTTTGTTCTTCTCCTAATACTTTTCTTTTCTGGGATCCAACGTAATTAGACGCTAATTCCCATTTGATAAGACGCATAGTAGTTGTGTATTGATCATACATACCTACTCTATTCTCAGAGTCAGATGCAGTAAAATTCATCCACCTCTCAAAATATTCTCTATGATACATGTCTTTAGGTAACAAGAATGATACTTGCATTTCACTAAAGGTTGTATCTGTGGCAAAACGCCTCATAGCACCTACGTCTCTTACTGTGCCTACAGTTATTCGTCTACCAGGTATTGATACTGTATCAGCATAGTAATTCATCATATCAGCATGCTCACGATATCTACTCATTACTCCTGCCTGATTATCATCTAAACCGAGTATATCATCTAAAAATTGGACACCAGAAGCTTGCTTTGCGTGAAATAGACCACCAATAGATGTCATGACTGGGGGCGGATTCACTACAACTTGAAACAGATTAGATCTCGCAGGTGTCTTATTACCTGTGTTAATCTGCTCTCTAAAATTATTAAATGAATTGGGTTCGTAGTAACTCATATTTTACTCCAAATTATGCTGCTTGGCACTTCCACTTTGACTCCACCTCTTGTAAACAGAAACTGCTCTAAGGGAAGTGGCACATAATCTGTAAATGATTCCTTAGGTACTAAGTATATATTCGATGCTGCCGACATAAAGTATTTATGGTAGCAGCGGGCAGGATATGTTTGTGCACCTGCAGCCCATGCTTTTCCTACTCCTTGTCTAGCAGATGGGCGTAAATAGTGTATATTACCACCACTAAACTGCCCAAACATCAAATCTACGTCAGTAACCAGTGTCAAAGGATGCATATCATACCAATCTACGTCTGTTTGTGCTACATAGTCATAGAATAGTATATCACCTTCAGATGGAGGACGATCAAGTGCCGATAAGCCAGATCTAACCCTTGATCGATACCAATCCCTAGATTTGGACGATCCCATTGCTGAATCCTTAATATCCTTGAATAAACTCATACTTTTAGGTGTTTTTCGGTTAATATCATAAATTCCATATTTCTATCTTTACAGTATTCAACCGCTGCTTTCCATTTTGCTTGATTGACACCGAAAGTCTTTACTTCAGTTATATAATTTTTTGTTTGCCTTTTTGGTCGTTTTGGTGCCATGCACTGTTTCTCTGGTTTGACTTCAACGATATATTTCTTAATAAGATCGTCTCTAGTCTTTGCTTTTACATAAAAATCAGGGAAATATCGGTGCACACGACGGTCAACAGGCGAAATATAGGGTATAACAATCTCTTCACTACCCCATTGTAGGACATTTTCATTCTTATCGCACCAGACCATAAACTTTCTTTCCCACAAACTCCTATAAATAATATTTGTAGGATCACCTTTATATTTTTTCGGATGCGATGGTCTGTACCTACCCGAGTAACTCATGTCAAATAATAGACTACTAGTATTTCCAAGATCAAAACCTTACGGTGCAAGTCGCTCTGAGACTAGAGGCGATGTGTCTCATCATGACGCATACCCGACTCAGGTCGTTGATTACCTTAAATTGGATATATTTGATAGTCAGAGTGGCAACCCCTATAATAATATAGGAGGTGATTCGACCGCAACAGTAGGATCCTCAATTTATTTATACCTCCCACCCAAACTTTCAGAGCAACTTAGTGCTAATTACACTAATCACAAGTTGGGTCAGGTAGGTAGTAATGCATTAGGCATTGCTGCTGAAGGTATGGCAGGAGATAGTTTCAAAGAGCAAATTGAAGCTGCAGGAAAAGGTGCAAAATCACAATTAGGATTCAAGATGGGATCCCAAGCAATAAATGCAGTAGTTGGTGTAACAGGAGGACAATCAAGTCTTACTGCTAATAGTCTTTCTGCTCTAACTCAAAAAAGAGTCTTTAACCCCTACGAAGAGACTACTTTTGAGGGTATGAATTATAGGAAACATAATTTTAACTTCAAATTAGTGCCTAAGAGTGCAAAAGACGTAGAAATGATATCTACAATCATTAAAACGCTTCGTGTCTCTATGTTACCTGGCTCAAGTAAGAAAATGTGGTTGACTATACCTGATTACTTCAAAATCAGTATAATCAGATATAGTGACGATGGCACAACAGAGAAAATTACTACACCTGGCTCAAAAGGCGGTGTATTACAAGATCTATACAGATTCCCAACAAAACTCGTGTTAACAGACATGGGTATTGATTATTCACCTGATGGTAACTATGCTTCCCTTAAATCATTCTTTGGTAACACGGATAACTATAGTGACTATGATTTCGGTCCTGTGAGCTATAACTTATCACTTACATTCAGTGAAACTGCACTTCTGGTGAAAAACTTCTACGATTCAGAATATCAATATAATGAGGAAGGTGAATTTAACTGGGAAGATTGGAAAGGTGATGAAAGCGAAACTACAACAAGCTAATGTCTACTTATTTCTCATATTTACCTAATATTAATATCAGACAGACAGGTTATCGTCAAGATAGCACGTCTCCTTATGTTAATGCAAAAAATATCTTTAGAAGAGTAAAAATCAGAGATGAGCTAGATTCCATCATTTTGGGTTTTGAAAAGTATTATATCCAAAATGCTGAAAGACCAGATCAACTTGCTCAGAAGTTTTACAGTGATACCAAGTATGATTGGGTTATTTTGCTATGTAATGAAATAACCAATTTATACCATGATTGGCCAATGAGTGAGCATGAGTTGAGTCAGTATATAATGAGAAAATACAATTTTAGCGTTCCTAGTGATATTGGTCAAACAAGACATTGGGTAACACAAGAAGTAAAAAGAAATGGAAGAGTCCATTTAGAGGCAGGACTCGAAGTGCCAGAAAACTTTGAATATTCCTTCCCTGACGGTGTAGTGGTAGAAAAGGCAAAACTCGTAAATCCTGTTTCTTACTATCAACACGAAAGTTTGGAAAATGAGCGAAAACGCCAAATATACATTTTAAGACCAGAATACTTAGATGACTTTGTAGAGGAATTCTTCAGTTTAGTGGCATATCTTCCAAATGAAGAATTAATGACAGATGCCTTTGGTAAGAATACTAAGAGGACTTATCGCACAGTCCAAGAAATCTTCAAACCGACTAAAAAGGAATATACGACAGAAATCGGAAAAACACCATCTATCACTTTCTTGGCACAACAGCAACTTACCTCAAGAGTGTATACACCTTCAACTGGGTCTACAGTTAATGGCACAAATGTTGCAGCAACACTATCACCTTATGACTCATCAGGAACATTCACAGGCACAGGTGCAACAACAGACACAGATACGTCTAGTAGCACTAGTGACAGCAGTAGCTCTTCTTCTTCATCTAGCAGTAGCAGCAGTAGTAGCTCTAGTAGCAGCAGTAGTGGAAGTAGCGGATCTGGTTATGGAGGAGGTTACTAAGTATAATTACTTATCGCGACCCCCCAGACAAAAAAATACCCCGAATTTTTTTTCGGGGTCTCGGGGAACGGGAAGTCAATTTCGGTTTAGGTAACCATGCTCTTGTAGAAAGTGCAGTGCTTCCTTTAATGATCCAAGATGCACACCTTCCAATGTTATCTGTGGATAGGATGCATCACCACCGAATTCCATTTGAAATTGTTGCTTAGTAAAGTCATTATCTAATTTATATTCTATATGCTTACCACCAAGTGCTGTTACTAGTTGGCATGCTCTTTCAGACTCCTGTCCTCCATCCGAATAGATGGTGACAGGTTTTTCTTTTAGTGGAGGATACTCTGAGATAAGTTTCTGTCCACTGTTTACAAACTCTTGACTCTTGTCTACTTTAACTACCATGAGGTTTGTGATCCTTGAATTTGTCGTGATTACCGTCGCCTGGCATCTTACCATAAGCAACGTATTGAATTGCTTGCATTGATCCCTCTAGTCTCTTGAGATCAGTTTCATTCTTAACATACTCGTCATACCAACCTTTTAATTCGTCCTGTCTAGCAGACAGTTGCATAGTACGCTTAGTAAAACGAGCGATGAGTTGCTCATATGATTCTGTAGTTTTCATTCACCTAAAGTATGTATGACAGGTTTTTCTGTCTTCAATATATTATATAGTCTGGCATCATCTGCACACGACACTGGTATAAACTCAGTGCCAACATCAAACCCTTCATACCTATGTGACTGGTTGATCACGATGCTACCTGACTCTCCTGATTGTGACCTATGAAATGTGCCACGAGGTATAAGTAAAGCACCACTAGCACGATTGAGATTCACTATATGATAGGGATACTTCCATGTCTCATTGACTAATTCAAAAGTCCTCTCTCCCTGCACCACTCTGTTATAATCATCTTGATAGTGATGTATATAAAACTGTTTAGCACCAACCACATCAGGTGGAGGTGATGTTGCAGCACCGTCATGGATTACTAGGTCAGAAGAATTAGATGCTTCTACTGTTATGTCATAAAAAATAACATCGTCTGTCTCTCTAAACACACGATGCTTATTGAAATGGATGTCACTCATTTTTCTGTAGTTTTTCTACTAACTCATCACAACACCGAAAGATATTCTTGTAGTTTTGTTCTTTACCTCGATATACTTTAAAGTATTGCATAAGAATAGGTAGGATGTCTTCCTTCATTCCTCTTCTTTCTTTTTGGCAGTATCGATTGCCACGTCTAATCTATCAAACATTTCATCTACATTCATTAGATTCTCAACGCTTGCTATCAACGCACCCAATTCTCTAATAAGAAATGGTCTCTCAGATCTTGCTGCAAATGCAAGTGCTTCACGAAGGTTAGTCTCTGCTGCCTTCAGACTTTCTTCTACTTGTTTTGATAATGCCATTAGTCTTTTTTGTGTGCTTGTCTATGACCTTCGACTATTGCATCAACAATAATCTTTTTTAATTCTCTTGATTTCTTTTTACCAATCCCTGCTCTTGTATCTATCTTTACCTTGACCCAATAAAGACCAATAAGAATTAGAGTAAAAGGAATTGCATCTTCCCACGCAATAGCATTGTATGCGTCAGCAAGTCCACCTATTATGGCAAACATAATTTAACCTCAATCAATTTGACATCCTGTAATTGCACCAGAAACAATACCAAGTGGTATTGACCACACCATTGCATCAGGGTCGGATAGTCCTGCTGCTACACCACCACCTAGGATACCACCTAGGAATGCAGCGTCTTCGTTACATTCATCGGGTGCATTGTCTCTTCTATATGTAGGAGGAGCAGAATACCTGCTCCAACCACAAGGCACTTCAACTGTAGTGCGATAAACATCAACGTAACCAGGACTATCTGCTGTACCAGGTCTGTAGACCTCTTTATACTTCTTCTCATAACATTTACGAGAAGATCTCCACCCACCAGACCATCCTCTGTATTCAGAGCGATCATCTGTATACTCACGCTGACCAGTAGTAGGATCAATGTATCCGTTATGGTGTGCGAAAGCAGGAGTGGCAGCAAATAGTGCTACTGCGGTTACGATTGACTTCATTAGTCCTCTTCAGCGAGTTTTGCAAAGTAGGATAGATCTACATCATCATCCTTCTGTAATGATTCTACCTTATTTCCAAACCCTGTGCGTAAATCAGGGACACTTTGTGAAGTGTCCTCTTCTTCAAATGTTTCTGGGTCTGGTCTCTTAGGTGTTACCTTTAAGACTGAGTTGAGACGTGTCTCTAACTCTTCGTAGGTTTTAAACTGTGCTTGTGATGTAAAGTCTTTAAGACTATAACATTCTTTCCAAGTTGCTTCCAACTCAGCGTCAGTTTTACCTGCTAGGGTAGAAGGGTTTGCAAAACCACTCTTATCATAATTCCAAAATCCTGCAACCTTACAGATCTTTAATCTAAAGTCTGCACCATTCCATAGATCGAATGGATTGATTGCCTGCTCATCTTCAAACTCTGGTTGAGCAGCAGCAACGATCTTGTCATGAATCTTTTTACCATACTTATAAAGGAAAACTTTTCCTTCATTCTCTGGATTCATTTCATCTTTAACGACATAGATGTTGCTGTAGTAGGAGAGTTTTCTCTTCTGTTTCCTTGCAATTTCTTTGTCTGAATCCTTGCCACTATTCCACAACTCTCTGTTGAGGTCAGACACTGGATCTTTCTGTCCTAAAGTCGTTAGACTATTCTCAATATACCATCCACCAGGACCTTGGAAGGCATGACTCCATACTTGTGCCCAAGGTAACTCTTCACCTTCTGGCTCTGGTAGGAATCGAATAACAGCATACCCATTACCGCTCTTATCTAGAGACGGTTTCCATAGACGCTCATCAACTTGAGCACTGCCTGCAGGTTTCTGTAATTTTTCTATCTCCTTTGTAAGTTTAGCAAAGGAAGATCCTGAGGCTTTCTTGAGTGATGCAAATGACATCTTGTATTTCTCCGTATTTGTATTTGGCATTAGTGCCACCGTAATATGGTGACATACTATTTATAATTTGTCAAGGGATTGTGTCTTATTTTTAATGATAATATCCACCCCATTGTGTGTGAATACTAACTCATCATCTGGATCCCAAAGCAACTCTTCCATGACGTCATTAAGACGCTTCATGTCTTCCCAAAGTTGCTCATTATTGGGCATCATTCATCTCCTTTTTCCATCCTATCAGTTTGTCTTCCATAACTTGTAGGACTGACATGAGATCCATACCACCTGTTGTTTTAAATGATAGTGTATCTACTCTGTCTTTAATATATTCTACTGCATCATCACTCTCATCTTCATGTGATGCTAGTGCTAGTCGTGCATAAAATACTTTTTGTTTAGCAATCAACTCTAGTGTCTTGTCAATGTGCTCTACTCTTTTCTTTATATCATACTCTGCAAATCCTGCAGACATCTTAAGTAACTCTGTATATGTAGTTTGAATGTCCTCTAATGATTCTCTTACTACATCACTCTGAAAAAAATCTTCGGTCATAGCGGTAAGACTCCTCTACTAGTGCGTTTGACATAGTTTAATTGTTGTGCGTCCCACTTAATCTTATCCTTTAATGGACGTGAGATTAATTTATTAACGACTTCAATCTCTATACCATATTCTTCACAGACTGTGGTTACTGCTTCAATATAATTTAGTAGACCTTCACTTTCTTTGACAAGGTTTTCTACCAGAGAGGTAAATTTTCCTTGGGTCATAAATTCTTTTTCAATATCGTTCATGAGACCTCCACTCTCAAGCGTGAGACTCCACCAGATTCAATCAATCCTGAGGGAAATGCGTTTGCTGCGATTGTCATGCGAGGTCTGTTAGTTGTATTAGGTTGTGCATAATGTCTGATATGAGGGGGGAAACAAATATATTTTCCTGGCTCAGTCTCTTCTTCATGCATAATATGATACTTTGTATCAGTATAATCTCCGAAAGGGGAAATGTTACTATTACTATACCATGGATTTGGTAAAAGCCAAACTGTTTTATCTTTATTGTGTCCAGATGCATAATAATTACTGCTCAAGAAACAATTAGGATGTGTGTGATCAAAGAAATGATCGCCAGGATCATTCTTATTTGCCCATGATGAGCACAACTTAAGTGCTGTAGCATGGGGTGCTAAATCTTTTCTTACTTCTTCAAGGCATTCATTGATCCATGTAAATAGATCAGCAAATATTGATTCATCGTGTAGGTTACGTCCTGTGCCACGCTCATTAATGCCTGCCCAGATCCAGTTGAAATCATTACGTCTCCACTGTTGATTCTCTAGGTCATACGCAACCTTTTCTACATCACCAGGATAATAGAAGCGATAGAATGGTATGCCTAAGAAACTATCTTTCATCGAGACTCAATAAACATTCTATACTCTTCGATATAATCAAGAAGTTTATTAATATACTTCTCCTTATCATATCTCTGCTCGACCTGCATTTCTCCTGCTTCAGAGACAGAGATCGTCACAAGTTTGTCTACTTCTATGCCTGTGTGCTCATAATACATGTAAGCATAGGCACTACACTGCACAAAATAATTTTCTAACCACTCAGGTTTCTTTAATTCCCTTGTAGTTTTAAAGTCTATTACAGCAAGCTCGTTATCAAAGTGAGCAAGGCAATCAACACGGCCAGCAAGGAATAACTTGCTAGAATAAAGAGGGGCTTCAATAAGGTGGATATCAGAAATACGATCAAGATCCTTACGAGCAGCCCTAAAAAGGTAGTTGGTAAGACCTTCGCCTTTCTGATGTGCTTCAACATTTTCATTCCTTAAATACTTTTCAACGTGGTTGTGATACTTTGTGCCTCTCCATGAAGATTTCATACGAATCTTCTCTGCCTCATGGAAACCAACACGTTTCTGCCACTCTAAAATACCTGCCTTAGATTGATGACCTATGACTGTAGTTACAGATGGCACCCAAACTGACTCAAGTTTATAGAATCTACCATTCTCTAGAGTGCGTGATTCTAACTCAGGAATCTCCACAGGAGGTCCTACATGATTAAACATAATAATTAATATCCAAGTTGTATTTTACTCAAGAGGTATTCTTTTACAAGACCTGACCTCACGATGTCTTCGATACCAAACTCTACACAAGTAAAAGATGGCATCTGTTTTAGAATTCTTAGGAAATCTAGGAGTCCTTCTCTTTCATTAGACTTTACTAAATCAGATTGGAAGTAATCCCCACAGAATATAATTTTACAGTCTGTGCCTACACGAGTTATTATACTATCTAACTCATGAAAATTCAAGTTACTAAACTCATCCACTAGTATGATTGAGTTGTCGAATGTTGTACCTCTAATAAATGAGGTAGACCAGAATGATATAGTCTCTTGTGCTCTAAGATTAGAATACAATGCTTCAAAACTATTATCGTCTGGCATTTCAAACATATACTTTACCATATTTTTGTATGGTATTTGATATAAGTTTGATTTATCTTCATGATCACCTGGCAAGAAACCAATCTCTCTTGTAGGGACAAGAGATCTAATCATGTATACCTTTTCATACTTAGATGATGGATTTAAACACTCCTGTAATGCAAGATATAATGAAATGAAAGTCTTACCTGTCCCTGCTGCTCCATGAAGGACAAGGTTTTGTCCCTCACCATATGCTTTCCAGATCTTCTCTTGATTATCTGTAAGAGGCTCTATGGTTTTAAGGTGCTCAAGATTGATAGGTTTCTTTCTTCGCATGACCTTAGTTGGTATGTTTGCTAGTGTCTTTTTGCGTGGCATTAGGTGTATCGACTGAGATTTGCTTTAGGATGTGCTGCTTGGACTTTGGACATGACTTCTTTAAATCCATCAGACTGTTGAGGTAATCCGTAGGTTGTGCCTGCGACACCTGCTGACCAGTCTTTGTCCCAGTCTGGATTGTCTTCTCTCCATTTTTCGTATGCAGAGATAGACATCTGAAACTCCTGTTTCTCTCCTGTCTCTTTGTTTATGACGTTGTAAATTGGCATTAGGGGTCTATCCTTAAACACGGTTGTAAATCTTCCCAATCTTCTGGGCATCCGCAATCTTCGCACCATTCAAGTGCTTTAGACACGATAGGGAACTGACACATGAATAATTTCTTACAAGCATTTGCAATGTCCATGTGTTCTTTTTGTGTGCCATGAGCAGTCCTCAAATCAATATAATGTATCCATGATCTAACTGATCCTGTCATGTAGATCTTGGTAGGAGTTGAAAGAGGTAATACCATTCTAGCACACTCTTTAGCAATTCCGTGTCTCAATAATTCGTTATATAAATCTACTCCTTCATTAAAATACTGTGCAATCCTACCTTGTAAGAAAAACTTTTCTTCTTGTGGGATATCATCAATACTATTCTGTCTATTCTTATCGTCTTGACGACGTAGATCAGGGACAGGAATCTCTTTCTCAACTGCTGCATAGCGTTGTGAGAATTCTTGAAATGTAAATGACCTGTGTCTCAATATCTGTGCTGCCATAGCACGATTGGTATTGATCTCTAGTGTCAGGTGTGCTTGCTCAAACACAGACCAATGCTGATGCTTGATGCAATAAGATAAAAGTCCTGCAACGTTAGGATTGTCTTGATTTTTTGGATTACTTACACGAGCAATGTAACCCATAGTTTTTTCTGCGTCAGGTGTGACGCTGATCAGACAAACTTTATTAGTCATGTTTAAAAATTAATCGTGCCAATACAAGGAGACCTAAAGACTTAAGGTATCCTAGGACAGGAAGTCCAAAGAGACTAGGCATGATCCAATTCCAAACGAACATAAAAATTAGCGGAGATATAATAGCAACAACAAAACCCGCTGCGATCTTACGACCAAGTGTTTCGTTATCCATCTCTTCAATCTTCGCCATCCAGTCCTCTGTGGGACTTGGTTTAACTTCTTCTGGTTTAACTTCTTTAGTTTTTCTTGGATCAATATAGACGCTCAAGATCTGTTACCCCATTTAATTTCTGGAAACGCTTCCTCTACGGTTGCTTTAGTAATACGATACTTCTTATGTAAGGTTTTGTTTACTGCCTTGATGAATGCTGTAGCATCATCCTTGTATAAACCTTCGAGCAGTTGAATAAACATATTCTCAACCTTCATGTTAGAAAGATTGTCTGCTCCACCTTTAAAGTAGTAGTATACTTTCTTCGCTTCGACTAATAAGTTAGTGTGCTCAGTCCCCATCGGTGCTTCGTTGGGTCGGTAAGGCACGTCCTCACCAAGTGGCACTCGTGGCACAACTGTTTCATCAAAGTTAATGATAAACATTGTGCGTAGTGCTTGACTGTTATTGTCACGAAGAATTTTAATCTTCCCTGCCTTTGTCTTAGCAGAGTGTGCCTTTTGCAAGACCTCACAAATCAATAGTTTTTGCATGATTAATCATCAGTGTCAGTAATTGTATCATCTTCCTCGCCTAAACGCAAGTAGAAAAGATCGTCATCGACAAAATTTCCATTCTCGTCATACATTTCTGGGTGCATAACTATCTTAGCATACTCTGCCTTAGATTGCCACGCATCAAATGCTGCTTTAACATTCCAAGAGATTAAAAAACCTACAAGGAAACTTCCGATCGTGAGGAAGAAGGAGATGTATAGAAATTCATAGTCCATAGGTGCCTCCTAATACTGCTTAACATTATTTAGCTCGTTTACGACCAGGTCTTCTTTCCTTTTCATAAATCCATGCATCCTCTAGTATTTTATAGAGATACTTTCTAATCTTTCTTGCTTCTGGTTTAGGTATGTGACCGTATGCTTCTTTCAAAACCTTGTCACCTCCCTTAATGTATGCATCAAGATCAAGGCAAGTTTCACTAAGTGTGTTTGCTGTGCCAGATTCTATGAATGCTGTAGTCTCTCTACGAGTATACTGTGCACCCTTTAGATATCCATACATGCTAAACAGGAAACGCTTCGATGCAAATGCCTCGTCGATTGCTTTCTCAATCAACTCATACAATTCGTTAGCGTCTCTGATTTTCATTACAGAAATTTTCCTTCTCTCAAGTATTTTACAGCGTCGGTGCATCCACCAACTTTTTGTCCACCTATGATTACCTGTGGAAAGGTAGCACCGTGACCAAACTCTGAATAGAATGCATCACGACCGAAGTTAACATCGAGTTTCATCTCAGAGTAACTCCATCGATTCATATTATACACCTCTTTTATTTTTGTGCAATAGGGACAACCATTTCTTGTATAGATTGTTGTAGTAGCAGGAATCTTTGCCATAATATTATAAAGAAAAAGAAAGGGGTCATATGACCCCTAGTTTATTATATAGGATTTGACTTAGAATACAAACTTAACGCCTGCTTTAGCACCCCAGTCAATGTCAGAGTCATTAGTTACCCCAGAGATTTCTCCGTAGAACTTATCGTATGATCCACCGACATAACCGATGAATTCTACATCACCGAATTCGTCACTTGTCTCTGTGTGAGTCACTGTAGGACCACCAGATACATAGTATCCAATTCCACCTTCTGTTTCTCCTTCATATCCAACTACTGTTTCGATTGTTCCAGATGTATATGCTCCATCAGGATAAGATCCACTTGCTTCTATATTAACATATGGACCAGCAAAGGCTGCACCAGATAATAGGAATGGAGATGCTGCTACTGCAGCGATTGTTGATTTAATCATTGTTGTTTTTAGTTTCTCGCAGAAAAAAATCCTGCGGATGTGAGAGTGCCCCGACATGGGTCTCATTTATCTACGCAGGGTTACGATCTTTCGAGTCCTTTGTAATGGTATTTAGTATAGC